TCAAGAGATTCTAATATACTTATCCACATACTATCACACCAATTTCTTGATTCTTTTGAATTATTTAGTTGTGCATAATTTTTAGTCTCTCTGTTTATAGTTGTATAAACTTCATGAGGTGGAGCTGATTTATATTCAATATCTTTAGATACATTTAAATTTATAATTGGATCAAAATTTAAACGCATAAGAGTTCTTAATGCTAAACTATCATTATCTAATAAAACTTTAGCCCTACTTTCTCCATCATTTTTTCTTCCTAAGTCTGTAAAAACTTCATGTATTTCCATTAAAATTCTCCAGCATTTTCAATTAACATTTTCATTCTATTCTCTATTAAGTAAGTTAAAATATTACTTCGTTTTGGATATTCATAATTTTCATATTGGTCAATAGATTCTTTTTTAATATTCTCAGGTGTTCTATCTAAGTCTATCATTTCTCTATTACGTATGTAATTTCTAAATACTTCTTGTGGCATAACTTCTTTAAGTCTATCTTTATTATCCCACCATTCTCCTATCTTCTTTTTAGTCATAGGACTTTGTCTAATGTGATTTACCAAACAATCGTCTGGACTTAATACATTAGGAACACCATCACCTGAGTCACCTTTACAAAGATGCTCAAATAAATACTTTATTGGATTATTATCCTTTACGATTTTATTAAACATAGGTGACCACTGAATAACATGGCCATGCTTTTGTAATTGAATAAAATCTTTATCTGCGGATATAATCACTACATCCTCTCCTATAAGAGGAATCGATTTATGTATAGTTAAAGCACCAATAATATCATCTGCTTCTGCTTTATCTATTTTAATAACTGCGTATGGAAAATTATTTCGTATATCATTTAATGTTGAGTCAATTAAATCAAAAATTGCACCCCAATCATGTTTGTCTTTTTCTCTTCCAGTTACTCTATTTGCTTTATATTCTGGGTATACATCTCTACGCCAAGATTTACTATCGCAACATATTACTATTTTGCCATATTTATTTTCAGAATATTTTTTCCTATATAACCTAAGGTTATTTAGAATAATATGTTTAACTAAACTTTCAGAGAGTCCTTCACCTCTATTTAAAGAACCCATTATTGAACCTATTGCTAAACCATTGAAGTCAACTAATACCATAATATATCTATTATATCATATTTTACTTTGATTGTACATACCTTTCTGCTAATTCTTTTATAGAACCGCCACCTATTTTTATAGCTATTATACCATTATAATTTTGTTCATTTAATAATACATCCTCATCAAATTGTATCTTAGCTTCCATATAATTTGTTTGACCTCTGGTCTTACATAAACAAATTATTTCACGTTTAAAATTTTCCTTTCCATATTTATCTATATCTTCTAAAAGTCGCTTACTTGAACCCCAATAATCCTGCCAATCTGTTTCTTTTATTTTATGTCTTTTATTCTTTCTACCTATTAAAGGTCTAAGCTTGCGAACGGTTTTAAAATATTTTCTTCCAACATAGTCATATCCATTAATATTGTTGGTAATGCGATACACAAAACCAAAATAATCCCCGACCATACTAGAAGAAAAACTTTCTCCATTATACATCCAATCGGTCTTCATCATATTCACCTGCATCATATCCTCCACGTTGAGCCCATTCAATATCTGACCCACAAAATGGACAATGAGTTGCTGGTTGATCTAATTCAATAGCTTCAGTAGCGAAACCCATTTCATCTTTAACCATAACTTCAAATGGTTCACTATTACAATTATTACATATCATAACTTTAATTGCCCCAATTGCAAATATGATATCATCGTATCATATCCACCTATGTATTTAAAATCAATAAATATTTGAGGAAATGTTCTTGCATTTGGAACTGCCTTAAAAAAATCTTCAGGTGTCCAAGGACTAAACTCATCTTCAATATTTCTTTCTTCATAACCAATTTTTTTACTATCTAATAACGCCTTTGCCCTAGTGCAAAGTATACAATTGTTCTTACTCCATATTACTGCTCTCATAAACTTAATCCCTCAAATGATTTTTTATTGACATCTTGTTTAACGCCACCTACGACGTATGATGTTATCTCTGTTTCTTGTGGTGCTACTTGTACAGTGGAACCACTTATCCATTTTTCAGTCCACGGAAGTGGATTGTGTAGGTGTGTATGGAATGGTACATGATAATTAAGACTCTTAATCCTTTTTGCTCCAATCCAACGTACATATTCTTTAAGAAGCTCAGCGTTTAGTCCAATCATTGAACCATTATCAAATAAGTAATCACACCACTCTTCTTCTTGTATTAAACTCTTTTCAAATAATTTCATTACTTGATCGTGTGTTTCATCTTTAATTTGGTCAAAGTCTTTATCGTCTTTAATTAAAGTTTTAATTATATTAAGTGATGCTGATAAATGTATGTTCTCATCTCTTGCTATTAACTTAATAATTTTTGCATTACCTTCCATCTGTTTAAGCTCTGCGAATGCCCATGAACACGCAAAGCTCACATAGAATCTTATACCTTCTAATATGTATATAGAAATTAAACATAAGTATAATAATTTTTTATGTTTATATGACCCGTAAGGTCCTTTATAATTAATTAGGTTATCATAGTGTTCGGATATATCATTACCACATTCAAGTATCTGAGGTATAGATGTTATTTCATCAAATATTTTTGATGGGTTAGGATAAACATTTCTGATTAAATGTGTGTATGAGCGAGAATGAATAGTCTCAAAGAATGCCCATGTCTCTATAAGTAATTCTAATTCAGGATTACTTGCTATAGGTAATAATGCTAGGTCAGGCGATCTGCCTTGTACTGAGTCTAAAAGGATTTGTCTTTTAAGATTTGCTGTAAAGATATGTTGTTCATTTTTTGTTAGCTTAGAAAAATCAATCTTATCTTTTGTGACATCAATCTCATCAGGTGTCCAATAAAATGACAACATCTTTTCGTAAAGCTTTTGAAATAATGGGTACTTGACTACATCATATCGTGCAATATCAACACCTTCATCAAAGAATAAATCTTTTTCTAAATGACTTTTTGTATTTACTTTAAATACACTTTTCTTCATACCGTAAAGCTTTCTCCACATCCACACCTAGCTTTTTCTTTTGGATTATAAAATTCGAATCCTTCGTTAAGACCTTTTTTTCTATGGTCTATCTCTGCACCTTCTACATATACTTGACTTTTCTTATCAATAATAACAGGAATACCTCTAACCATAAACTTATCATCTTGGTCAGTTTCCATTATGTTATATTCTAAGTGGTACGCCATACCTGAACAACCGGTGCCTTTCACTAAGACTCTAAGTTGCATAGTGCCTGTGATTAAGGTTTCTAATTTTTCTAGAGCTTTGTCGGTTAGGGTAATCATGATAATATATATAAGAGAAAAAAATGGACCGGAGTATTGGGTAATAAGGAACTCCGGAGGAAACCCCAACTAGCTTAAGCAGCTAGTAAGTAATCGTTATTGCCGATTAATTTTTGATTTTAAAGTCTTTCTTGACTGACGAGTTATTGGGCGGATCTGCTAACTAATCGAAGCCTAGGTCTCCCCCACTAAATGGTACCCATGACACATGTGCCTTATACCATTTGGTGGAGGAGGCGGGAATTGAACCCACGTGTTAATTGCTCCTACCCTCACCTTTACGTCGTTATTCACTTCACGTTTGAATGAATGTTATGCATCATCAGATGTTAGTAATTTCCAAAGTATTCCTGCAGAAATTAGACCAACTAAACCAGCGTCTCCTAGCTGATGTACTATGCCGATTATTGTACCAATGACGTCACCGCCAAGGAAAGGTACACTACCGCCAAAAACAACCTGTAAAACGATTGCTAAGCTAATTAGTGATATACCAATAGCTGTTGCAGCGGCTACGCCGCTTATGATTTTATCTAACATATATTCTCCTATGTCGTTTTTAAAAATAGTTTAACCTTGTTTCGAAGGTAGATCGTCCTTAAAGTTAATTACTTCATTAGCTTTAAGGAAAAGTGGGAAGATAAAGTTTGATAAGACTGCAATAGTTGCAACCGTTATCATAATACTAAATCCCACAATTTCTAAAAATTCTATCATTATTTATATATATGCTTCTACCATGTCTGCTTGAATTTTATATTGTTTATTATTATTGAGACATGTCACCGACACTGGGTACTTAGGTCGTCTAATTACGTAGTCTGTAATTTTAACTTCACCTAACTTAGGAATATTTATAACATCACCTATCCTGGCTCCAGTCATTGTATAACAATATTCTGATTCAAATGTTTGTTTCCCGTGAATAGTAGCAGACAATTCAATTGTTGCTGATGTAGTTCTGTAAGCTCCTCGTTTGATTTCAATATCGACTCCCGTCTCTTTACTGAATTTTTCGAGTACTTTCTTTAATTCTGATTTGAATTCTGGAAATGTATCTGTTTTAAATAGCTTCACCTGTTTCATGATCTAGTCGCTTCCTATAGCTTTATTAACTTAGGTATCTATTATATAATAATTTATATCGTTTGTATATAGCTTTTACGTTTATTTTTAGAAAATAGTAAAGATTTTCTATAAAATCCCTATTCTATAGAAAAATATTCTATTTAATCATAATAGAAATTAGGTGGGTTTAAATTTAGATTATTATAATCTTCCATCTCACCTATAGCAAATTTCCATAAATTTTCAGTTTTTTTAAATCTTTGTTCTTTTACCAAGTTTGGTCTAGCTTCTAAATTCTTTTTTAATAATTCTCTATCTTCTGCATTTGGGTCAGGTTCTATACCATGTTTAATAAAATTACCAACCATTTCACCAATATATTTATGGCCATCTTCTCCTCTATGGTCATCTACAAATAACTTAGAGCTATCTCTACCTCCATAATCTATCATATCACCATTAGCAATTATGCCTTGTTTTTCAAGCCATGAATCTAGTCTTCTTATATTACCAAACATTTCAGTACCATATTTAGGTTTTAAATAAAAAACATCTACCATTTCACTTTGTTGCCAATTATCTACACCCCACCAATAATATGGAATATCCCTGGCTTTACAATAAGATGCAACCCAATTCTGAGCTTGTGCCCACTTATGTATAGTATAATCTCTAACTGTAGGTAAATTACAAACAGCCTCTCTATAATTTACATATCGTTTATAATAATCTATTATATTCTGTATATGTGGGCTATCACTTTTATCTAAAAAATATGGATGTATATCTTGTTTAAAGCCAGCTTGAAAAAGTATATCTGGAAAAGTTAAACCTAAATGATTAATTTCTACATTTGTCTTTTGTAACATATCATTTTCATCTTTATTAACATAAATTCCTGTAGAGGTTAACCAATTTATACCTTCTCTAGGATATTGTGCTAAATAAACCCATGAATCTGAGATAGGTGGTTCTTCACCATGACTAATAGATTCAGCAGTACCCCAATCTCTAAATGGGTCATCAGCATATCTACGGTGATATGGAATTTCAAATCTTTGATGATATGTCCATTGTATAATAATCATATCAGGTTTTATTGTATTTGTTTCTAACCAATGAATAGTAGAATCTGCTATACACATGGCAGAATCTCCTCCTTTAGCTAAATTAATAATATCGGTATCACCTATTATTTCACCTGCTATATTTGGCCATAACTTATCTTTATAGTTTTTTATATCTGCATGCTTAGTACCATGAGTATGAGAACATCCATTAACTAATATCATTTAATCTACTCCACTCAATATAGTTTTTATAATCATCCATATTATCTACTATTGGCATACCTTTTCTATTTAAAGAAGTATTAAGCAATACTGGACATCCAGTTTCTTTATTCCATAATTCTAAAACTTCTCTTAATACACTTTCACAATTCTTTTCAACAAGTTGTACCCTTGCACTATTATCGATTGCTGTGACAAGAGGAAGTAATGTTGGTTTGTTCCGTCTTTGATTTTCTGTATTATGCAAAGCTGTAAATTGCATATATTCAGAAGCTGGTCCTATAAAATATTCATCATATTCTTCTGCTAAAATTGCTGGAGCAAACGGTCTCCATTGTTCTTTTCTTCCTTTTAATTTATCTATTTGTAATTTTGTTACTTTTCCTCTTGGGTCTGCAAGTAAAGACCTATTACCTAATGCTCTTGGTCCAAACTCTGCTCGACCAGAACATACTGCGGCAATACCCCAATTTAATAATTCATCTACTATTTTTTGTGGGTCCATTCTTGGTACTTCAGTTCCAAGGTATGGTCCTTTCCATTTTAGTTTCTTTCCATAATGCCTAGCTGCTGCTCCAAGAGCTGAACCACCATCTCCAGGATTAGGCATAATCCAAATATTTTTTCCTCTAATTTTAGAATTAGCAACACAATTAAGAGCACAGCCTCCACCAAGAATTAAATTTTTATGAGAGGTATGTCTTTGAATTAATTTTGTCAAATAAAATTCATAATGAGATTGAACATTTCTTGCTAAGTCACGTGCCTTTGGTATAGTCATTTTACTTATATCTATTCTTTGATTTTCATATCTTGGATGAAATAAATAATGGTCAATGTGAGAATAACCACAAAACATTGGAGCTAATTTAGGTACTGCATCAACAAACCCAAAAAGCTTTGGGTCTTTTCTATCATATCTACCACCTAAAGCTGCCATAGCCATAATAATATATTCATCTTGCATTGGTGTATAACCTAATTGGGAAGTTATTTGAGAGTATGGTAGACCGTAAGATTTAGGATATTTCATTCCCCAAGTTTGTTTCCATATACCATCACGTACTTCCCAGGCTGAAGCTGTATCCCATTCTCCTATAGCATCTATAGTTAATATATCACAATCGTCAAATGGGGATGTGGCCCAGCCAGCCCAAGCATGTGTTTCATGGTGGTTATATTCAACATCGGGAACGATGTTTCTTTTCATTGGTTCTTGATAAGACCATTTTCGGCGTTCATTTACTTTATCAAGAAATTGATGGCCTACTATAACATCAGCATCTGGTAATAATTTTGGGTTTAACCATTTGTCATTTTTAATATGTGAATGTCTTTCTGCATGGTGTGCTTCTAATATTCTACCATTCTCAATTAATGCCCAACACGCATCATGTGAGCCTTCACTTATACCTAGTATTTTCATTATATTTTACATGAATCACAATCTTCCTCCTCACCTGCCATATCATTTGTATTAAAATAATATAGTTGCTTACCTCCATATTTATAAAAGGTAATTAAGTCCTTAAGCATAATAGACATAGGTATTTTCATATCCTCATATTGAGATGGGTTATAACTTGTGTTAACAGATATTCCTTGGTCAACATATTTTTGAAGTACTGCCATGATTTTAAGGTAACCTTCTGGTCCATCTTGATCCCATAACAAATCATACTTATTTTTAAGGTTATGGATGTTAGGGACAACTTGTGCCATTATACCATCTTTAGACTGCTTATATGATACAAGAGCTCTTGGTGGTTCTATACCATTAGTTGAGTTACTTATCTGAGCTGAGGTTTCAGCCGGCATGATAGCCATTAAAGTGGAGTTTCTAATACCCTTTTTCTTAAGCTGCTCTCTCAACTGCTTCCAAGGCATTCTTTCTTTATGCTTAATTAGTTCATCCACTTCTTTTTTATAGGTGTCTATAGGGAGAATACCGTGCCCGTATTTGGTCTCCATGTTTTTATAACAACAATCCTTCTCTTTAGCTAAATCTGCACTAGCTTTAATTAGATAATATGACCATGCTTCTGCATATTCATCAACAGTTTCAAGAGCATCATCATTATATTTGAGACCTCTCTTAGCTAGGAAGTATGCAAAGTTAATTATACCAACACCAAGTGGTCTCCTATTCATCGTTGACCTTTGTGCTGCTATGACTGGATAGTTTTGATAGTCAAGGAGAGCATCAAGAGCACGTACAGCTAATTCACAATAATGTTTAAATTGAGATGGGTCATTTATTAATCCCCAGTTAATTGCACTTAATGTACATAAAGATATCTCACCTTTATTCGTATCATCATACGATTCTAAACCATGTGAAGGTAAATCTATTTCACAACATAAATTACTTTGGTGAATCGGTGCTTGCTTCTCTATAAATGCACCATGTGTATTTGCATGGTCTACATTTTGTAGATATATTCGGCCAGTTTCTTTACGTTCTTGTAAAAATTGAGAGAATACTTCAAGGGCTGGTAAAGATTTCTTACGAATCTTCCATGACCTCTCATACTTTTCATATAACTCTTTAAACTTATCCTGGTTTTCAAAGAATGCATCGTATAGTCCGGGCACATCGTCAGGTGAGAAGAATGTTATCTTACCACCCTCTAATAGTCTTTCATACATAAGCTTATTAAATTGAAATGCATAGTCCATATGACGTACACGAGTCTCTTCAGTACCTCTATTATTTTTAAGAACTACTAAGTCCTCAAATTCATAATGCCATACTGGTAGATAGACTGTTGCAGCACCTCCACGTACTCCACCTTGACTACAACTTTTTACTGCAGCTTGAAAGTATTTAAGGAATGGTATTAATCCGGTATGTGCAATAGAACCATCACCAATATTACTACCAACTGCTCTAATCTTACCAGCATTAATACCTAAGCCAGCCTTTTTACTTATGTATTTAACTATAGATGTTGATGTGGCATTGATTGAATCTAAAGAATCGTTGGATTCTAAGACTACGCATGAAGAGAATTGTCTAGTGGGAGTTCTACAACCTGCCATGATTGGAGTTGGAAGAGAAATATAAAATTGACTTATAGCATTATAAAATTCTCTTATAAACTTCATACGCCTTCCATTATACTTACCAAATAATGTCATAGCAATCATTATATAAAGTACTTGTGGTGTTTCATATAGTGTACCATTAGACCTATTTTGGACTAGATATTTTGACTGCATTTGTTCCATACCAGCATATGTGAAGTCATCATCTCTATCATGATTGAGTATATAATTATTGATATAATCTATTTCAGATTCTGAATACTTATTTAATATATCTGAGTCATATACACCAGCATTAATGTTATGATTTATAATATCAATAAGAGACCAAGGATTTTTATCACCATATACTATTTTCTTAAGCTTATAATTAATAAGTCTTGCTGCTACGAATTGATAGTTAGGTGTTGTTTCGGTTATGAGTTCGGCTGAGGATTTGATAAGAAGGTCATGAATTTTTACAGAATCCATCTTTTCATATATTTGAACATTGGCTCTCATTTCTATTTCAGAAACAGAGACACCTACTAAATCATTACAAGCCCAGTCAAGAACGCGGTGGATTTTATTAATATTGAATGGTTCAGTATCACCACTACGCTTTGTTACAAGTCCAGTTGTCATTTCACTCCAAGTTAATTATGTTACAGTATATTTCCAGCAGATATAAAAATGTTTTCTCTTGTTTTATATATAGGAATACCCGCAAAATAATCTACAGGTTCTATAGAATCTAAATTCACAATAGTTCCTTTGGTACTTTCTAAAATATCATGATTTAGTATGTGTTGACCTATATTAATCTCTTTAAATTCTTCATTTAGGTCAAGCGAAGTGTCATAATCTAAGTCTTCTAATACTTTTAAGATGTCTTCTTCAGCCATACCAGTTTCTTCTTTTAATAAATAAAGCGCGGCTGCATATGAAGCTATTCGAGATTTACCGAATGGTATTTTTTCCATTAATCTTTTTATGTTAAAAACTAATCTATGAAAGACAGTATATACTTTCTTTTGAGCAGAACTTTGGTCTTTTACTTTTATTAATAATTTACCTTTATTATCAATTACACCTTCATCAAATGCATCAGTATCTGACCATTTAGTTACAAGCAAGCGTAAAAATTTATACGTTAAGAATAAATCTACTGCACTTTCTTTTAAATATTGACTCATTTATAATTTCCTTAATACATTTATAATAGTCGAATCAAGTGGGATTTCGACATAACTATCTTCTGGTAAATAATTTAAATATACCAAGAAGGTCTTAACGATGCCTTGCAAAGTTATATCTGTCTTAGACATTAATATTTCTGCACACACATCGGGTCCTAATACATTACCTAAAATAATAATATGGTTTAATATCAATCGCTCTTTCAAATCATCATCACGATAATATCTATTGACTAATCGATTGATATACTTAAACCTTGATATATCTTCCTTAAAGTCTTCAGTTGTTGCCCATTTATCTTTTTGATAATGCTTTGCAGCATATAACTCAAAGTTATTTTTACTCAATTCCATAATATTATTTATGGTTATTACATTTGCCTTTTTGGAAATATCTCTGCTTTTAATTGATTTTTAAATTCTTTTAATTGTTTCAATAAACTTTTTTTGCTTTTACGTTTATCTAGTTCAACACCAATCGTTCTGCCATACTCTTCTAAGTCATCCTTTGAGGACCTATTGGAATATGATGCAGCTTCAGATTTTTTCTTCTTTGGTTTAACCCCATTCCATTCATCTATAAATGCTTGGTCATGTGGTTCAATTGATAGTAATTCACCACTTGGTGAATAATATCCATCCTTTCCTGCAACAGTACCTACTGGGAACGCACCTTTATTCATAATATTCTCCTAATTATTTAAACATACATCTGATAACCAGAAATTTTTAAATCTATCTGATTCTTTCAGTCTCACCTCAACGTGATTACTCCCTAGTTTATTAATTGTACCTTCAATACCATCAAGTGTTACTACGTCATCATTCACATTAAATAAATTGCCAGCTACATACTTATCTCTAAGCATTGAGACTCGCTTTAATTTTAAATCTTGTCTAAAATCTTTTGATTCTTTTATACCCATGCCTTTTTGAACTGCTTTCATTAGTCCTTTAGCATCTTTAAATCTTTTTGGTAGACCCTTAGTAAATGTAATTAAGTCATTGTCTTCAGCTGCAGCTCTCATTTTAGAAGCTGACATACCGTCTGCACCTTCTACATCTGGGTCTCTCATACCCGCATTCATAACATCTATTACATCAAATTCATAAAATCCGTGTCTAGCTTTTCTACCATTAAAATCATCTAAAAGCTTAACAAATTCTTGGTGCCTATCATCACCAACAACTAATTCAAATTCTGTATATCCATCATTATATGCAGTAACTGCTACATCCCAAATATCTTTAACTTTTTTATCCATAAGGATATGTCTCGCATGCTTAGGAAATACCTTACGCATATATTTAATTTTAGTCTTCCAGTCTAATGGGTTCTTTTTATTACCTGAGGTTTGGGTTGCATACACACGATGATCACCTGTACCCTTAGACATACTTATATCTAAAAGTTTTTCATGGCCGATTGTGGGAGGATTAAAACGACCAAAATTAACGGTAACAGTTTTTGCTGCCGCTTCTCTAAGATAGTGCTCCTTAAATGTTCTTAATGCCATTACTTATGTGTTACCTTTTTAGCTCTCTCTAAACCCATTTCAAATTGGTCAAGTGCTTTGGTCATTATTGAATATTGGTCAAAGTATTTTCCAGAATTATCACCACCACTTGGACCAACATCAGCATCCATTTGGAATATAAAATCGGTGTGTTGTCTTAATTCATTATATGCTTTTTCAGTATTTTTTACTTGTTGATACATTTGTTTTGGTGTCCAAAGACCTTTTACTGGTCTTATTCTCTTAGCTTCATTAACATCTATATACGGTATAGGTCTTTCACCCATTAACTTCAAAGCATGTTGAGTATTTATTGGTTTTTTATTCATCTTGATTCGGACTCCCATCCTTTGATTATATTTTTGCTAAAATTGTTATAACTAAATTCCATTCTGTCAACAATTTTGACTGCGCCATTAGTTAAATGGTCGATAGCAACATATCCTTCGGCGCCAGTTACCCTAAAACCATCTTTAGTCTTAATAAATGTATTTATACTATCCATGCTATCAAGGTGTGTTAATAGCTTTCTCTTTGCCGCAACAAGTTCATTTTGCATATCAAACATTGATATTAAGTTAGATTTATTAGCATCAGAGAACCATTCAAGGGCCTCGATCTTTGCAGCTTCTTTCTTAGCTTTGCCAGCATCTGACTTTAGCCTCTCTATTTCTGCATCATATCTATCATGAATCCATTTAATTAGCTCTTCAGTATGTGTTTTTGTATTGCCAATTTCACTTTGCGATCGCACTTTCGTATTCCTAAAGGTATTAATAAATAAATTAATATCTTTATTTGTAGATACGTCATTAAGCGTGCTAGAAGCGATCTTTTGAAAGAGCTTTCCTGCGTTTGAAATATGTTTAGTGATTTCATCTGTTTCCTTTTTGGTTAATGTGGCGAGACCAGAAATGTCTGGAAAGTTAGCTGATTTCTGCCAAACCGTTCGGACTTTCTTAAACGCCGCAACGGATACACCGAAGCTTGCATTCATTTTTTCAAAGGTCGCACCTTGATAATAAGTATGCCACACTACACCAATCTTTGCTGCTTGAATTTCTTTCGCTGCTGTTTCAGGTATTGCATATACTATAGTGTTTGGGTGGAAGGTTATATACTTCACACCGTCAATTGTTTGTTTCTTAAGGTCTTTTTTGGTGAACATGATATCACCTTGGTATACACCCTTTTTAATACCAAGTTTACTTAATTCTTGAAAAGCTACTGTGAGTTTAGCTGCTAAATCTCCTGATGTGTCAGCTTTAACTTCCTTAACTGTCTTATACACTTTAGGATTCTTATTGAATATTCCTTTTTTAGCAACGAAGAACTTTCCATCACTTGGGTCAATGCCAGCGAATACTGCCGGTGCTCCATCCCACTTAACAGTTACTTGCTTAGTATCATTCGTATGACCAGCCAACATATCTCTTAAATCTCTTAAAGCAAATATCGCGGCACGTGCTCCCTTCACACCGCCGTCTATGACCATATCTTCGATATGCACCATGTGAGTGTTTTTCGCTTCTACTATGTGTTGCTTTAGATTCATACTAATGGGAATGGACCTCCACCTTTAATTTTAATATTTTTAACTTCAAGACCAAAAAACTTAAGTAAACCTTGTAATACTTTTTCACCTAATTTTTTAAGATCGACAAAGGCTTGTTTAATACGTAATAAAATAGCATCTAATATTTTTTTAGCTTGATTAACAATTTGTGTTGATACATTTTTAACTGATCTTTTTAATTTATCAAATAATTGAAATTCATTTAAATGTTCTATATCTTCAGTTAAAAATGTTGAACATTCTTCTCTAACTATATCAGCAAATGTTTCTGTTATTTTAGCTTTTTTACTTCTAAGAACTAAGTATGGTCTACCACCACCTTTAAATGAAATATAAAAGTTATTATTTTTAGCTAAATACATACCAGCTTTATTTATCGAATCTAATTTAAGACTTTCATGAATTTTTCCTTGAGGATTAAAGACTGCTACATAATTTGCAATTGCATCAGGAGATGGTTTAAATTTGGTAGCTCCAGTTGCAGCTTCCCAACAAAAATGACTTTTGAAATTTGGTGTTGCAAATACTTGATTAAGTTGTTTATTTAATTCATCAGCGGCATTATGAAGACTATCCATTTGTGCTACCTTTGCTGCATCAGCTTTACTTAATCTTTTGCCAGAATCTCTTAAAGCTTTAATACTATTAATACTATCTACTGTTGACATCTTGCCCATATCATTTTCTATATTATCCATAAGAGCATATATTTCTTTAGTATTTGATATTGAGTATGTGGTTAATGCAGCATTAAAAGTACTTAAAGATTCAGCTGGACTACCACTCATTAATTGAGAACCACCTTTCTTTTTAAGAGATATATGAATTTTACCATCTAACATATCAGTTTTTGGAGTCTTATCTTTACCTAACCAATCAGGATTTGTACTTCTAGTAGCACCACCTAATTGTTTTAATTCTTTTACTTTATATTCATTAATAAAGGCTTGGCCAAGAAGCTTTGAAGCTTTTCCATATTGTCCCCAAAAATGTTGTATAGATTTCCATTCAGAACTTTTACTAGAGAATTTTCCTTTAATTTTATTAACACCAACACATATAAGTGCTTCCCATTGAGCACCACTTGGCTCTCCACTACTACCCCCACCACCAAATTCATGAGTTTTTTCTATTTGTTTCCAAGTTACTTTTTTACCACCAGATGTTAATGCAACACCTGCCATATCACTAACGTCTTTAACCCCTTTTAATATAGATTTATCAAGTATAATCTTCTTACCATCTGTTGTTACAAATGGGTCTCCAGTTTTAATTTTCTTTACAAATGCTTGCCATCT